CGAGCTTGAGGCCCTTGTGGACACCAAACGCCAATTTCCAACGATGGAGATTTACGTTGATGGTGCCCTCACACCGCTTGAGCGGCTTGAAGAGAAGTTAGCCGATTACGATCGTGAGATCGAAATGCGGCAGTTGGTAGACGTGGTTGAGCGCTGCACCGTCACGATCATGGACGGTGTGGTAGAGTTCGTCCCGAAGAATGCGAAAACGCATAGGTCAATCGTTAAGGAGCCATCGCTGAACACAATGATTCAGTTGGCTCTGGGCGATTATATGGCTAAGCGTTTGCACGCATTTGGTATCGACATTCGGAACCAAGAGATTAACAAATCTCTTGCGAAAGAAGGGTCGTTAACTGGGGAGCTTGGCACCCTGGACCTGTCTTCAGCCTCTGATACAATCTCCTCCGAGATTGTCCACGAACTTCTGCCTTGGGAGTGGGCTTTCATGCTCAATTCCTGTCGGTCAGACAAGGTTATTCTCGATGCAGAGTGCATCGACCTTGAAAAGTTCTCCAGCATGGGGAATGGTTATACCTTTCCCCTAGAGACCCTTATCTTTTGGGCTCTAGCCTCGTCAGTTGCTGTAGATGGTTTCGCTTCCGTATACGGAGATGATATCATCGTAAGCACACAGTCTGTACCTCGCGTGATGCGACTACTAGAGATCTGTGGTTTTTCAATAAACACTTCGAAAAGCTACTGGACTGGCTCCTTTAGGGAGTCTTGTGGGGGTGATTTCCTTTCGGGAATTGATATCCGTCCATATTATCACAAGAAAGTGATAACGGGGATGGAGCTCTTCAAGATGCACAACTTTTATGTTAGGCATCATGATCTTGAGATGGCTGAGCGTGTGCTTGCGCACGTCCACCCTTCCCTCAGGATCTATGGACCGGATGGTTTTGGAGATGGTCACCTCATCGGTGATTGGATCCCGCGGCGCACTCGTGCGCAGCAAGCCAACGGCTATGGAGGAGTACTCTTCGACACTTTCAAACTGGG